CATCCCGCTGGTTGTCTCGGGGGGCACCTCCCTGGCCGGAGGTTTCGTCGAGTTCTTCCAGGAGGAGTTCGAGAAGAAACGCAAGAGGTTCCCCATCGAGATCTCGGAGATCCGGCAGGCGAAGGACCCTCTCAACGCTGTCGCCCATGGGACGCTGATCCAGGCGATGCAGGAGTACACTGACGATGACTGAGATATTGGTAGACGCCCTGAATGACGTTCAAGTAGGCGACCTCTTGATCGTCCAAGCTCCTGACTTGGACAAGGAGGAGGTGGGCGAGTTTGAAGGGAAGCTACGAGAGGCACTACCCGAGGGGGTGTCTTTGGTCGTGACCAACTTCGAGGTACAGGTCACCGCGTTCAACTTCGCGGAGGGGAAAGAGGACCGGAGGGAAGACCATGACGAGTGACAGGGCCCCCGAGTCCGAGGAGGTCTACGCGGTCGAGGTCTCGATCCGTCGCCTGGGGGACCACGGCACGGACCTGACCTCTATCTTCACGTTGGAGCCACGCAGCGTGACCTTTATCGAGAAACGAGAGATCGACTCGATCCGCGAGTTCGGGGAAACGGAAATCAGCGAGCTTCGGCCACGCCCGGATACCCACCGTCTTCTGATCGAAGGCCGTGTTTTGGATGCGAGGGAGGAACCATGACGAGTGAGCGCAAGATGAGGACGGTCAAGCGGCTGACCCCGACGGAGGTCGAGTTCGCCGACCTGGCGGATGGCGACCTGTTCACCCTCGATGCTGAGGGTGACCCGTGGGAGGACGGCCAGGACATCTACATGGCGGTCGGTGAGCCCTTCAAGGCTGACGACGTGCCGGGGGTCCAGGCCGTCATGGTGGGTCGTGTCTCGATGGAGCGGGAGAGCAAGCCGGTCACGAAGGTCGAGGTGGTGGTACGCCAGACATTCGAGGACGGCGAGAGCCACGAGAGTGCGTGGGACATGGACCCTCGCAACTTCGCGTTCAGCGACTCACGGAAGGTCACGAACGACGGAGAGGTCCTGCAGGTCGAACCTCGCAGCCGTCGCCTGGCCATCGCCGGGAACGTCCTCTGATCGTCGCGGATCCGTCTATCGGCCCGGGGTTGTAGGAGGCAGGGCGTGTTCTATAGGTTGTCCGGTGCCTTGAAGGATCGCTTCATCGAGGACTTGCGGAGGTACTGGAAGTACCACCCCAAGTACCCTGATCTGCCCAACAACATCCAGGGGAAGTACAGCTTCGAGGAACGCCCGAATTGGGGGATCATCGTCAAGGTCTCGGGTGGCAGCCGGGTGGACATGTCGGCGGACAACTACCGTGGCATCACCCACAGCTACGTCTACCTGGCGAAGGTGCCGAACTACAACGGGCTGGCCATCGAGTGGGTCCGTGAGGACATCCGGGCGATTCAGCAAAGCGGCCAGATGTTCCCGTCGCCTCCGGGCGTCTACTACATCGAACTCACCGAGGACAACGAGTTCTACGTGGACCCGTTGCTGGATGAGCGCAACGAGCAGGTGACGAAGGTCACGGACACCGAGTGGCAGCTACAGCGGGGGTTCCTGGCGGGCACCTTGCGTCTCTACGAGATGCCCAATGGCTTCATGTTCCAAGAGGGGGTCAACTACACCGCCGACCCCAACACGGGAACCATCACCCTGACGCAACCGATGGGCCGGGGACGCTCTCTGGTGGCAGACTACCGATACCCGGGCGAGACGACGGGTCCCCACCCCATCTACGAGAACTACGCCAACAACACGGCCATCCCGGGTTGCGTGCTGGCCTTCGGTCGCCGGAACAAGAAGGGTGACCGGATGGCGGTGGTGGTCCAGGAGGTCCGCCAGGCGGCGGCCCAGGAGTACGGCGGCCGGTGGGAGATCAGCCTCGACTTCGAGGTGTTGGCCCGGGACGTGGATCACCAGCAGGAGATCATCGATCAGACGGTCATCTACCTCTGGGGCATCCTCCGTTCACAGCTTTCCAGCGAGGGCATCGAGGTCAACGATGTCTCGCTGGGGGGTGAGACCGAGGAGGTCTACGACGAGACAGGGGACGACTACTACTACAACGCGACGTTCTCGCTGACGGCGGAGACAGAGTGGACGGTCTTCGTGCCGCTGGTGGCGACGTTGCGTCACATCGCCCCCCTCACGGAGTCGGAGATGCGGGAGGTTGCTGGGTTGCCTGATGACCTCTTGAAGGACGTGGTGGGGAACATCCGGCTGCTGGAGAGCCTTGGCCTCGAAGCGGTGACGGACCCGTTCTTCTCTGGCAAGACACAGACCTACGAGAGCATCTACTAATGCCTTGCTACGAGTACCAGTGCGAGTGCGGTGTTCGCTTCGAGAAGACAACCAAGGCGGACAAGCGCAACGACCCCCAACCATGTCCTGCCTGTGAGTCCCCGGCCAAGCGAGTTCTCAGTGCCGATGTCTCCCACTCCTTCAACGTCGAGGTCACGGGACCGGGCCCGCAGAACACGGGGGCTTCGGCGGTTGACCATGATGTCCATCGGACGGTCGGCAAGGATGCCGCCCAGAAGTGGGAGACGATCGACGAGCGCAAGACGCACAAGAAGCAGGTAGCTGCGGAAGCGGGTCGGGATCTCGGCGACCTCAGCCGCACGGCGGACGGCGACTATCGGGTGCTGGCTCCTGGTGAGAGGGAGAAGCTCGAAGGTGCAGTACGGCACGTCGCCCACATCAACAAACTCGTTCAGGACCACCGCAAGAAAAAGCGGGAGTTGAAAACCTAGAATCCTGATTTCCCGCCTTCCGAACTTCCCCTTCAATAGCTTCCCTATACCGCCCCTAAATAGGAGGGCGGGTTCACCCAGCCCCCCATCCACGGTGGGTGTCGACGCTCTGGGTCGAAGGCACTCACCGAGGTTAGATGTAGACCGATCCCTTGCGCTTTTTTGCCTCTCCGTCCCCGCCATGTGGGGATGGGAGATGGACAGACAGATGGAGACAGACAGGCAGGCATAGCCGACGTCACAACTGCAAACGCGAGGGCTTCAAAATGGCATTTCCGGTTTCACCCTACGCCCCCCCGGCTCCGTACACCCAGACCCTGTTCGAGAGCCCTCTGGCTGGGGCCATCCAGCTTCTGACCGTCCCGGTGTTCATCGGCGAAGGGTCGGAGATCCTGTCCCAGCAGAACCTCGAAGTCGTGCGGGGTAGCTCCGCCAGCGTGGACCAGCAGGTTCCGCTGGAGGACGAGACCGGCCGTGCGGTGGTGTCCATCAGCACCACCGGGCAGGTGACCCTCGGCGATTGGGACGGTGACCTGAGTAGCTTCCAGGTTCGCAACTTCCCGATCGTCAACGGCGATGGCAGTGGGACGACCACCACGGATCGCAGTTCGGTGCTGGCGACGATCAACGGTGAGCCCACCGTGGTCATGAGCGTCGATGGTGCCGACGGCATCGTGCGGCTGGCGGACACCCCCAAGGTGGGTGACCTCGTTCGCTGCACCTACTTCTTCAACCGGACCGACACCCTCGGCACCGACGACGTGTCCGATCAGGTGACGGACGAGGATGCCGTCATCTACGGGGCTCTCGGCAAGAATGACGCCGACCTCGGTGGCACCGAGACCTTCGACATCGTGTCGGGTGTCAATGACGAGTTCAAGGTCACCGTGGACAACGGGACCGAGCAGACGCTGACCCTCTCGGCGGGGAGCTTCACTGCGAAGCAGATCGCCGACACGATCACCAACGCGGGCTACGGCACGCTGGTGGGGAGCGTCTACCTCAACAACTTCGGCAAGAACGCCATCTTGCTGACGGCGGACCAGGGGATCACCATCGGTGATGGCTCGGCGAACGCCCCTCTCGGCTTCGTGACCGATGACGCGACCAGCCGTCGCACCACCTTCTATACCTTCAACGGACCGATCGTGGACGGGACGAACGGCGGTATCACCACCACGGACCCGGCGAACGTGACCGTGAAGGTGGACAACGTCCAGGTCATCCCGACGGCCGTGGATGGTGCCAACCGTGCCGTGACCTTGCCGGTCGCCCCCGCTGCCGGCTCGACGGTCGCGATCACGTACTACTGGAACACCTGGCAGGACACCTTCGACTACCTCGCCAACATCGGCGTGCAGTCGGTCACGCGGTGTGGCATCACCGCCGATCGCAACGACTATATCGACGGGGCCGATTTCATCCTGAAGGACGACCTCATCGTGTGGGGCACCGCCACGCTGACCAGCAGCGGGACCACCACGACGGGGAGTGACCTGTTCGGCGAGAGCCAGATCACCACGACGCTGGTCGATAACAAGACCTACCTCTCAGCCTGCTCGCCTGTGACCAACACGAGCGTCGTGCCGGCGGTCACCTCCACCACCGTCTGGCAGCTTCCCTTCCAGCCGACGACGGGTACGGCCGCAACTCGCCGCTGGGCGCCAGCCTCTTCCAGACAGTCTCGAACGGTCGCATCGACCTGCCGACGACACGCCCGGACCTGGTGACGGCGTATTGGGGCTACAGCCTCAGCGACGCCCTGGCCCGGGGAGCCGTCGAGGTCATCGCGGTGGATTCCGCGACCTCGCAGATCACCTTGAAGGACGGGGTGCCCGTTGGTGCCGGCGTGTGGGCCACCTTCTACTACAACCTGCTCACGGACAACGAGTTCACCCTGACCTGCGTGAACCCCGGCGTCTCGGGTGTCGGCACCTACTCGGTCACCGACACGGGTGGGAACTCCCTCTACAACGCCACCTACAACGTGGGTGACAAGGGTTCCGGTCTCACGGGTGTCACCATCGAGTTCCCGAGCGGCTCCGAGTACACCCCGGACCTGCGGTTCGAGGCCCAGAGCGGCACGGACTACGATGGCCCCGTCGAAGAGGTCGTGACGGTCACCTTCGCGACGGCCTGGGCGGCGCCCGCCCGTTTCACCACACCGGGGTTCGACCCGTACTCGATCATCGAGGACGCCTCGGACAAGATGTACGTCCGCATCGACAACTCGGACCTGACGACCGCGGTCGGTATCGACCTGTCCGACCCGAGCGGCAACGGCTGGGGCTTCTACGGCACCGTCCTCGGCGACGAGGTGGTGTACGACGAGTCCACGGGGGCCGCATCCTGGACGCTGACCACCAGCGAGAACCAACTGAGCATCACGACCGACGACATCAACATCGAGGCGTCGGTGGATCCCAACGTGGCCGGCAAGACCATCGACGACTTCGTGGGCCGCCTCAACGAGGCCAGCCACGGTGTCAACGGCATCGCCCAGGGTGTGGGGGCGGCTTCCCAGATCACTCTGGCGGCTACGGCCAGTGCCATCGACGATTACTACGTCGGTTGGAACGTGATGCTGCTGGTGGACAACTCCGGTGCGGGCTTCACCGTCGGTCAGACGCAGACGATCACCGCCTACGATGGGGCGACCAAGGTCGCGACCATCAGCGGGACGTGGGCGCCCGGTCCTGCGACCGACCCGGCAGCCACGGACACCTACTGGATCTACAACCCGGACACCCTGCCCGTTTACAAGGGCCAGGCGCAGTTCAAGGCTCCGTTCGAGATCGAAGCGGCGGCGAACAACAAGTACGACCAGTTCACCATCGCCTACAAGGGCTCCGTCACGGGCGTCATCCGTGAGACCTTCACGTTGACCCCGGGCACGACCTACGCGACGGCGTCGGCTCTGGCCACGGAGATCCAGACGCAACTGGACGCAGGTGCGATCTTCAACCTCGCCAGCGGTGTCTCCTCTCCCTACGTGTCCTGCACGGCCACAGCCGACGGGGAGATGCAGTTCGAGTTCACCCGTGCCGGTCAGGACGCCGACGGTGGCTACTTCTGCTTCGAGTTGTCCGGGGCCGGTCCCGTCTACGACCACGAGTTCGCGTTCGTCGCCGGTATCGATGTTGCTCCCAACGCGGGCATCGACAACGACTCGGCCCACATCATGCACGCGGCGGTCGCCTACAAGGCGAGCATCAGTGCGGTGGCTCCGGTCCTCAACGACCGCATCGTGCTCCGCAGCCGGCTCATCCCCGGCAGCGACGGTGAGATGAACCCGAACAGTGCCATCCTGCAGACGGGCCTCGCGGTCAACGCGGGTGTCGGCAACAGCAAGGCCGGGCTCTCCACCGAGATGTACGGTGCCGCCTCGAACAACGCGGCGGTCAAGCCGGCGACCCTGTTCGGTCGCACCGGCCTGGGGAGTGGACAGCACGACGGCAGCATCGGCGTCGGGACCCGAGGCGAGCCGGCGGTGGTCTTCTACGACGGCACCGGCACCACGGCCGCGAACAACGTGTGGGACCTGACGGTGGACGGTGTGGCGATCCAGGTGGTCTTCACGGCCAGCGCCACGGGGACCAACACGCCGCTGGGATCGGCGGTCCTCCAGAACGGTGTCTACGATGCCGGTTCGGTCATCGGTCAGATCCAGGCAGCCATCGCGGCTCTGCCGGACACCCCCTTCGGGGTCCTGGCGACTGTCCAGGGGAACCGCATGGTCGAGCGCGAGGGCCTCGGCTTCCGCATCACCAGCCAGACGACCGAGTCCAGCAGCCGCATCGAGATGGGCTCGGGTTCGGCCAACAGCACCCTCGGGTTCACCGATGGGGATGTGGCGCTCCGTGTCGAGGTCCAGGCGGCTCAGGTCGCCGGCTCGCTGATGAACAACGCGGTGGCGGCAGCCTCCGGCAACCTCGTCTTCGGTGACGGTGGCTCGAACTACGGCGACCACGGCCCGGCCAACCCCGCGGCGGTGGCTCCCAACCGCTACTTCGCAGGCTTCGCGGTGGCGGGGCTGGAGGTGGACGACGCGGGTGCCGAGTACGTCTTCTTCCAGAGCCTCACGCGAGGGGCATCGAGTTCCGTCGAGTTCCGGAACGCGACCTCCGACGACATCCTGCGGTGGGGCACTGGACTCCTCATCGAGGCGGGCGACGGGGCTGTGGGCGAGGACGCTGTCGAGGGCTACTACGTCACCTCGTCGAAGACCGATGGCTCCGGTTCGGCGAACGACTCGGTGCTCAACAGCGGCACCGGCCAGGATGGCTTCATCGGCCAGACCTACCGCGACAAGGTGACGGGCCTGACCTTCACCATCCTGCCTCGCCAGGGGAACATCTCCTACCCGACGGGTGGGACTGCCTACCTCCGCTTCCAGGTGTCCAAGACCTTCGTCACCGATGCCAACATCCCCGTGACGACCCTCCCGGGTCTGGAGATGTACGTCGCCAACACGGTCAACGTGGCGGCAGGGGACACGGCGGTCGTCGAGACCTTCGAGCGAGGTGGCGAGCAGCCGACGGTTGGTGACATCTACTACGTCAGCTACACCTACACCAAGCAGGACTACTCAACGGCTCTGTTCACCAAGATCAGTGCGGTCGAGGCGGCCTACGGTGAGGTCAGCCCGGACAACCCGCTGAGCATGGCGGCGTACCTGGCGGTCCTCAACGGGGCGCTCATCGTCGGCCTGAAGCAGGTTCCTCGGGCGACGAACGAGCCCCGTGCGTCGCTGCAGAGCTACCGGGACGCCATCGACGACCTCGAAGGGGCGCTGCCGGGGCAGATCTACCCCGACATCATCACCCCGCTGCGGGGCGACTCGCAGGACCTCTTCCTCTACCTGTCGCGGAGCAACGACATCCAGTCGAGCATCCGGTACAAGGCGGAGCGCACGTCGATCATCGGCATCGCGGCCGGCAACAACGTGGAGGACGTGGGGTCGATGGCCCAGGTCATCGGGAGCACCCGGATGCGGCTGTGCTACCCCGACACCCTCCTCATCCCGATCACGGATGCCCTGGGGACGACCCGGGAGTACCTGGTCGAGGGCGAGTACCTCGCCTCGATGATGGTCGGTAACCGGGTGAGCCCGAACCTCGACCCGGCGAGCCCGTGGACGAACGCGCTGCTGGTCGGCTCCAACGGCTTCGGCCGGAAGCTGGACGCGGTCGAACAGAACCAGGCTGCCGTCCAGGGTGTCACGGTGTTCGAGCACCGGCCGCCGTTCCTGCGGTGTCGTCACGGTCTGACCACGGACATGACCAACATCTTGACCAAGACCCCGACGATCATCCAGATCGCCGACTACGTGCAGCGCACGTCGCGAGCCACCCTGGAGACCTTCATCGGTGTGAAGTTCCTGCCTGGGGTCCTCTCGCAGGTCGAGGGCCGGTTGGCCGAGATGTTCAAGGCCATGGTCAGGGCGCAGATCGTCGCCGCCTACACCGGCATCAAGGCGAACCCGCAACTGGACAACCCGACGGCGGCGGACGTTGAGGCGTACTATTCGCCCGTTTGGCCGCTCCTCTACCTCATCCTGACCTTCCATTTGAGGTCACAGCTAAGTGCCTAGAATTACTTAGCTTTTGAGCCAAGCAGCCCGACCGGACAGTAAAACCCTTTGACTCCTATCTAGCTTTCCGGCTACCCTTCCGCCCAGGGAGGTAGCACCGTGCCCGATTGCCCCGTCTGCGGTCTCTCCGTCAGTTCCCCCAAGGGCCTCTCGATCCATTTCCGTCACCAGAAGGGCGACGAGGCTCACGCCGCCTACCTCGCGGCTCAGGAGGATGCGAAGTGGGCCGAACTCACGGAGGACGAGGATTATGTTGTCTGCCGGCTCTGTGGGCACCGGGCGGTGACCTTGGCTCGGCACATCAAGGCGACCCACGGCATCACGGCCAAGGAGTACCGGGCTCAGTTTCCGGACGCCTTGATTCGGGGCCGGGAACTCACGGCGAGGCGTGGGAAGGCGATCAAGGCGGGGTGGGGGGAGGGCGCCCACACGGGAACCAAGACGATCACCTGTCCCACCTGTGAGTCCGAGCACGAGGTCCACAAGTCGTTCGTCCCTTCGACCCATGACGCCCGTTGCCCCGAGTGCAAGGGG